GTGCGCGCATGCCTCTATGCAAAACATTTACTTGTTTATGCATAATTTTTGCTTCTTCAAACATAAAATTCTTTGTGATACAATACTGGCTCTTCAATCATTCCTTTTAATCTTTCTAAATAAGAATAAACTTCGAGTTCATTCATTTTATAAAAATTCATGCAATTTAGAATTGCACTAGATTGTTCATACCAACTGCCTTTTTCTGTAATACCTAAGATATATTTGTAACTCAGATTCCTATATTCGACTATACTTTCCAAATAATCATGTTCTAAGTTTGGTACTTGAAATTTGAAATACAATTTTACATAATCTGGTGTGAAGCAACTGTTATTCATTTCATTCCCTATTAGCATTCCACAAAAATCACCAACATCTAATTTTTGGTGTATTGTAGATTCCATATTGAATTCGGCTTTTATCATCCTAGAAATTCTTTTTGTATCCACAGATTCATCACTTCCAATGGCATTGTCATCTCCTAACATTAGTACAAAATTCACATTCCCTTCTAGTTCTTCCAGTACGGTACAATTGACCTGCATATCTGTTATCCAATTTCCAAAAGCTGTAGTTACAGAACCAGTGTGTCTCTTAAATTCTCTCCAACCTCTGCAATTTCTTGATAACCATCTCCATTTCCAGTGCATACTTGACCATAATTTAACTATTAAAGGATGAATACCTAGTAACAAAAATATGTTCATTTCTACTTCCAACAAAGGCATATCTGTTTGCCTGTCTTGTTTCTTTAAATCACTGCATATATAATATTTACTACTTTTAACACTTTTCATAAACTGACTAACCTCATTGTAAGTCATACCATCAGTATAAGCTACATTTGGCTTCATAAATTTCTTTAACCTTTTCTTGGCTGATTTAAAAACAGGTGTAAATAATGCAGCAACAAATCTTGCTTGCCATACTATGATTCTGGCATTCAATTCTTCTTCCATCAATATTGGTTCTTCTTTTAATACTGATTCAACCTTTAAATGTATTTTACAATCATTTATATTTTTAAAACTGAATCCTTCCAAAAATGATTTTTCTAAATCATTTGCTGCTCTTTCAGGAGTCAAACATTCTTTTATCCAGCGTAAAGTTTCTTCTTTATTGAAATCTATTACACTTTCACTCTCCCAGCTATATGATAAATTATCTCTCATTTCTGGCCGTATCCAATTATCAACAAATCTAATTATTCTTTTACTTAGGCTAGGCAATTTGCCTCTCCTTAATTCCAAAGTACCATAAGCTCTACTGGCTATTGCCCTTTGCTCACTATATGTACTTTTTGTCATTACAGGTCTTGTTCTTTCTGGATATAAACTCATCGTATCAAATTCAACTTTATTCAATTTTTCAAATATTCTAATACTAAACTCACCTTCATTTGGTAAAAATATGTATTTTTCTGTAGAAAGGTCATTTCTTAACCAGTAATCTATATCTATCAAATTCCAAACTTGACTCATTTTTGCTTTTGAAACTTCAAATTTAATTTCTTCTTCCATTACAGTTATGTAGTCATTTTGTTGATAATTTTTCGGTTTTTCCCTGTAAAAGATAACTTCACTGTACCATTTTGGTATATTTTCAGATATCCCATAAACTAGTGTTTCATCAAACACCCTTTCCAGTTCTTCTAAATCAACTTTCGTTTCTACTTTATTTTGTTTGATTAATTCTCTTTCCATTATCCATTTAGGTTTAACCTGTTGGCCTTCATTTAGTATATTTATTTTTGGTCCTTTTCCTTTAATTACTTTCTTAAATAATTTATTACAACCTCTTACATATACTACACCATTACTACTAATTAAGAATTCATTCATTAACATACAATTCTTTGTTGAAAATAAACCTTCATAAACTGTATATTCTCCTTCTTCTAGTACACCTTGTTCTTTCCAGTATTTAATCTTTAGTAATGCTTCTTCAATTGATACATTGCATTCTAACCTACTACCTTTTTCTATAAAACCATTGAAAAATTCACTGTAAATTAATTCGGTATAATACAAATTTGATTTCAATTCAATACTCATCATAACAAATTCTTTTTCACACTTACATATTTCTGCACTTTCATATTCTGTACAGAACATTTCTCTGTTATCATAAATTACCCTTCTATTAAAAGGTCTGTTATGACTATTTTCAAATAAACTCAAGTTAAGTGGCGAAACATTACCAGTTTCACTGTTTAATAAGAATACTTTGTTATGTTTTAGTACTTCCATGTGATCATATAAGTCATGTTTTCTATTATCCCATTTACATAAATAAATAGCTTTATTTTCAGTATCATCAGACATTATAGCTATTGTTTCTTTAAAAACCTTTTTATATATTTGACTACAATATACATCCATGGCAAATATTTCTTTACCTAAATTCATTCTACCAGTATCGAATAAAGCTTTTTCATTATATAGACCAACATAAAATACATTACAAATTGGTATTCCACTTAAAACTAACATATAAATTGTGTTTTCTATCATACAAGTACAGTATTTTGACCACCCATTATCTGTTAGTATGAACCCTGAAGGCAAACCCCTTGATACATCAGTTAGTATTCTCAATATGCAACCTTGATTCAATAATTCTATACTTTGTATCTCTAGTATTCCAAAGAATCTAGTGCTTCTTGAAACCTTAAAAGCCATATTCTTAACTACATATGCACCTTGCATACTGGAGTTGATTAGTATTCTAAATAACTTCTTTTTATATTCATACTTTAGTTCTAATTTTTCATGCATTCTTGGTTTTATTTTAACTGAAATATTTTCAAAATCTGCATAAATCAAAGACATGTGTCCTATAACTCCGCCTGAAATCGTTTCAAATGTTATTGGATTATGTTCTCCAATAAATACTGCATTGTTTTCTTTTACTAGAGCTACAGGAATATCTTCTATTAAATTTATAAAGAATATGAAAGCTTCTGGCAATATTTTATCATCTATTAAATCCATCAATTCCTTCCAGAAATTGCTGATTCCAACTTCTTGTTCACTCATAGCTTTGGTTATACTCCTCTGAACACATTTAAGATCTCCAT